CACCTTCTTTCTTGGAAAGACAATAATTTCTGTAACCGCGCACCCTTTTCCCGCAGGCCAAAATTGCATCTTGCCAGACACAATTCCTTCAACAATGTCCTCAAAATAGTGTGTACCACCACAATAACGCAAGGCAGCCTCTATCCACGGTTTGCACCGATTAAGCTCGTCATTCAAAGACATTTATTGCTCGATTCGTGTGATCGAAACTTGCACCGCAGGGATAGCGGGTATCGGTGAAGATGCGGCTGCATTAGGCAGCGTTAAGCCCGTATTAGAGACCGCGTACATGACCTTTAGATAGTTGCCAGCGGCTACGGTTACAAGCGCCGTATGAGTGATTATATCGGCTCCAGCGACTGCCTTTCTGACCGCGAAACCATCGGTCCCGTTAACATTTATCCACACGTATCCGGTGTAACTTGAGCTGGCTGTAGCCTGGGCGGTTACCGTTACTTTAAGCAGTCCCGCTTCGGTGCAGTCAATTTTTGTGGCGTCTGATGAATTTATCGCCAGGCCATTTGTCTGCGTTGCGCTGTTAAACGTAACTGCTGTGGCGGTGTTCGCATTTGACGCTGTCTGAGTAGCCGTTGCATAAAACTGGCCGCTGCCGCCTTCAACAAGTAATTGTTGAAAACTGTTGTTTTTTGAGATGACCGGGTAGCCTGCCGTGTTAAACAGCAACAGCCCCGCGATCGCGGCAGAATCTCCGGTCACATTGTAAACAAGCTGCGATCTGGTCGTTGACAAGTTATCAATGAGGCGCTTGCCCCATAACTTCCAATCAGGGCCAATCGGTTGCGGTAGCTGGAAACTCAACGCCTGCCACCCTCAACTACATTTAGTCTCATTTTTCCGGTGCGCCAATTATTGAGTTCGGAGCCATTAATTACCATGCGAATCTGCCTTCCAGTAAATCGAGCGCCTGTCGGATTCGTCAGCGCAAACGGGCCATGAGATGTTTCCGGGCCTTGCGGATAAAAGCGCGATTTAAAGGTTAAGCTACACTGACCCTGGGTTGCCTCATCGGGTATAATTTCGTTGACTTTAACCACCATGTTATTCGGGCTTAAAAGCAAAGGGCCACTTTCCAAAAATGGCGCAGAAGAATGCGAAAATCCTAACTCGTGATTGTAGACATTACCTCCCGCATCAAACCAAATTGGTGATGTAAATGACCCGGAGTCGATACCAGTGGTGCGAGAGAGCGTTCCAATATTCCAGTGCTGCTCCTTATAATCATAAATGACATAACGGTCATTTTCTGTGCTGCTGCCGCTAGGATAAAACCACCAAATTTCACCAAATTCTGAGTTGTGAATCGCACATATTTTTGATCGCTGCGAATCATTTAGATTTCCAAAAACATAATCAGAAACCTCGCAGGCCATCTCTTGTACCGCGCTTCCGTTAAATTGGAAAAATCCAGCACTGCCCATCCAGTACGCACCTTCGTCAACAGCAACAGCCGCTTGTCGAGATACAATTCCACACGATGTGCCGACACGATTAAAGCTGTATATGAACGGTGGTCCTGCATAGGTTGCTGAGTGCGCGTCAAGCGTTGTCAAAATAAGGGCAGAGCCTTTGACCCGGATACCGCACATAATTTCGCCAGACGTTTGAAGCTCAATATCACCAGCCTGATTTGTGGTCGCCGAGGTCCATGTTGTCGTGTTTTCTCTATCGCACCAACTGATTTTTTTTGGATTTCCACCAGAGCCTAGCGCAAATATAAATCGCTCATCAGTTACCAAAATTGCTTTGTTGTTAACAGGCGCATTAGTGACGATTGCCGCTACTACGTTTTGGTTCAACTGCCACTGCACAATTTTACCGTCAGTCGATGAGCAGGCAATTAAATATTGCCCAAAATTATCTAACGACCAGGTAGTGACATGCTCCGGTATTCTGTCACTTGTTCTTGCCGTACCATTGACACCTAGCCCGTATGTACCACCGCCAAATCCTACATTAATCGAGGCGCTAACACTGCCTGTCGTTAAGTTAGCAGGCGTGATATCTGAGACCACTGAACCTTGGTTCAGCGCATACAATTTGTTATGAGTGCCTACTGCGATGCGTGACGCATCAGAGTGATCTATCCAGCCGATAACACCGCGAGGAACGGACGCTGTTGCTGACGCTTTTCGCGTTGTCCAGCCACCAATTGGGCGAACACTTCCATTCTGCCAGCGAATAAAGTTACCATCTCTCCACCGATTTGACGAGTCTAAATCCGTCCCGTGGTTATAAATACCCGCCGGGAGTTCAAGAGCGATAAGCGCCATAATGTTTTCCTTGATCCGCCGGGTTACCCAGCAGGTTAATAAATGAGAATATTACTTTTTAGCTTTTGCTTTGGCTCTGCTAGACAACTCTTTTAAATGAAATAACTTCACGCTAGTTTTGGTGTGAGACTTATTGCTGTGCAAGGAACCTGTTTCTTTTACTGATTCTTCCATAACCATAGTTACACCCTTCTGCTATTGTTTAGCTTTGTTGTTTAAGAATGCAAACTGTTCTAGAATCTTATAAGCTCTAGCAGCGTCTTCATTGTCTATTGGAGCTTCTGTATAGTTGCAAATAATACTAGCGATAGAAATTAACGAGGTTGCAAGAATGTAGAGGTTTACTAAATATTCCATTGTTTTTATACTCCTTGAGTCTGTATGAATGTATAAATTATTGCTGCGGTAAAAGCTGAAAACACAAGCACAAACAATATTTTTTTGTAATTAAGTTCACCCTACTTGCTCCTTAGAACAGTTTAAAAGTCTAGGCTTCGTTCATGGTTCGTGTTGCTGCTTTAACAGCATCTGTCCATATTGCTGCTGCAATAGCTTGTACTTCAGCACTCTCTCCTGATACATCAGTGTCAGTGTGAATGTATGTCCTCGTATACGTTTGCTCGTCTTCTGAGTCACCCATATCATCAGTAGCTATGTTGGTAACTGTGCGAACGCAGGTCAAAATATGTCGATGAAGGCTTTCTGAGATTGACACACCATCGTCTAAAATTTCCGTTTTAGTTTGAACTTGAATTGTTTTTTGAACGCCTACGATTTCAATTTTATCTTCTGTTACTACTTTTGTTAAAGCCATTTTATTTATCCTATTTTAGTACTTAATTAAGCAACTCTATACGTAACAGTGCCTCTCATGTTTTGTGTGGTGTCAGCTACGTACATATATGCATGGGTAACATCAATCCTAGGACTCGCTTGAGAACCAGCACCTCTGTATAACGTTACGATTGCTGTGTTGGCAGCAATCTCCCCCTGAAAACTGTAGAGAGCCTGACTTACTTTTGATAACCCTATTGCGACCATACTGGTATACGCAGTTCCAGATTTACATGTAAAGGGGAGTACAATTTTTATCGCATTACTTGAAGTTACATCACTTGGGTTCGTTGCTTGAAAAGTAACTGTCACCATGTCTCCTATACGCATCCAACTTCCTGTAGGGCCGCTACGCACTGATGAATCTGTCACAAATGAGGGAGTGTAAGTACCGTAAGTAACAGTGTCGCCACCCGCCGCAGCGTCTTCCCAAGCAACGCCACTTCCGGTGCTTGTTAATACCTGTCCATCTGTGCCTTGCGCTCCACCAACCGTCAAATTATCTGTTTCTAAAACACCATCAACATCGACGTTTCCTGCAACGGTTAGCCCTGCAGCGCCGACTAGCTTTAGATCATCAGCAGACTCATCCCAGAGCATATATGCTCCAGAAGTCGCGCCAAAAAACTTCACATCATAACCAGTATCGTTCACACCAACTGTCAAAGTGCCATCTGCCTGCACAGCGCCATCGATGTCAACGGCGTCAAGATTCGTAATGCCGTCTACATCTACGTTTCCAGAGATGTCTAGTGACGCTGCAATGATCTCGCCACTCGCATTAATTGCGCCATTAATATCAATAGTAGTAGCCGCTATCTGAATCTCTGTATCTGCAACGATATCAAGTTGACCATCCGCACTAGAGTTAAGGTATATAGCACTATCGCGGAATATAACCTTGTCATCCGTTGACACCGTCACATCAACGCCAGCAGTCGTAATGACCGTGGCGTTCATCGTCCCGCCGTCAATGTCGGGAGTGTTTAAATCCATGTTGGCAACCGCTGTGGTGCCATCTAAAAGATTATCAATATTGTCTAAATTTGTGTTTAACTTTGCTCCCCAAGTGTCTGCCGATGCGCCGACTTCAGGCTTAACTAGAGAATAGGTTGTGGTAGTCGTATCAGCCATTTAAGCGGCCTCCCAGGTAGTGTTCTGTTGTGTGACATCCGCATAATTTTGAGACGCGGATGCTAGATTTGAATAACTTAGCGATGAGCCTTCTATGTCGCTGTATGACACAGCAGAAAGCGAAACTTCGGACCAGGACACGGACTGTATATCAGTGTCTTCGTAAAGTAATGTAGCGGTAACACTTATGTTAGCTGCCGAGCTTAAAATAGCAGAACCAGCAAACGATAATTTTGCAGCACCGACAACGGCACTTGTGCTGCTTATTGCGCCGATACCAACCACACTTAACTGCCCGCTGCCAATCAGCTCAGACACTGCTGACACAGCGGAACCACCGTTAAGCGTTCTGCTGGCACTAAAAACTGATGACGCTGCTGCCGTTATGCTACTGCTGCCAATCCGCACAATCTGACCGGATGAACCAAATGACGCCGAACCAGACATGGCCCCAGCGCCTTGATAAACTTTTAACGCTGCTGCATTGAAACTGGCATCAGCAGTAATTGCACTTGCGCCACCATGCACTTTTATTCCGATTGAACTGACGCTTGCCGCTGCCGATATAGCTGATGATGCACTAGCTAATCGTGTCCCGGAAAATGTCGCTAAACCGTATCGCCACTCGCCAAATGTCATTGAGTGGACCGCGAAATCGCCAGCGCCGTAACTGCCCGCCGAATACAGCATAATTAGTTCAACGTAATATCAAGATCACCCACAGGAATTCTAAAAACGTCACCCGTTGCGACAGCCTTTGATGCGCTTAGTGCGCCATACGCCATTAGATTTCCACTGCTTGCCGCGTCAAATACACCGATGTGCGTAATCGTTCCCCAATTTCCAGTTGCTGTCGGATACTCTATCGCGCCACTGTTGCTTGTGGTCGCGCCAGAGGTTGAAAAACTCGCTGCCTTGCGTACATAGCCGCTTCCTGACAGCTCAGTGCCACCGCCTGCGTCATTAGGTGTCGCGGTGTAAAGAGCAAGATAAAGCGCTGACGGCGCAGTATAAGCCGCCCCAGCAAATACGTGATCTAGTATCTCTGTCTCTAAATAGTTTGAAAAACTCATCCTAATCCCCGTATTTTTAATTTAAGTCCTGCGCCAGAGTTTTTACTTGTCTCACTCTGTAGCGTTAATTGATTGACCGCTGCCCCATACATTTGAGCAAATACCGTGGTTCTGTTGTCTTCTGCCAGGTAAGGCGCTGAATGTATCAATGCCCCATATAAGTAAACATCAGGTGCGGTAGTCAACAGCCAGTTACTCGTTGCGCTATCAGACAAGCCTGGCACCTTCTGGTAGTACAGTATTTCTGCGCCATACGAAGCGTCCGGTGTTGGGAACAGTTCAAACTGACTTTCGGAATGCGTAAAGAATAACGGCGTTCCTGCAGTGTCAGCCGCAGACATTCTTTTCTCTGCCATCGCTTGCTGTGAGACCCTAGACATTGCTGTGGTCGTGCCAGCGGTCAGGTGCATACGGATAGTCTCAACCCAGTCTGATGGCCTTGTCGCGTACTGCGCGTCAAACGTAGTCGTTGCCTTATTCTCCATCTGCCAATGTCTTACATCACGATTGATCTGTGCCTCTGCCAGAGAGACAAACGTGGGGATCACAGACGTTAAATCAGAGCGATTGAGGTAGTCAGCAATGCTTGTTTTAAGCTCACTATATGTGGTTATTGCCATGTTTTTTCTCTAATAGATTTGGTATAATTATTAAGCGATTTAATCCTACTTGCGGCATACAGCTAAACAGGAGCAATACCCATGCCTTATAAAGATGTTACTTACGACAATGGCTTTACCGAGCGTTTTTATTACGATGAAACCCCCGACGAGGAGGCTTTTCGTATGTTTGGTAACAACCGCGTTAAGTCTTTTCCATCTGCGAATCATCGGGCTGCTGTGAAGCGGTCAAGGTTGAAGGATCAAGAACCACCATCGCCAATGCCGGAAGAATAGTCCCAGCAGTCAGAGCTGCTCTTAGGCCGTCGATACCCTTGTCAGCAAGGATTCTTCTAGCCTTCTCGACATCTTTGCGGCCCTTGAATGAACTGCCTGCATCACGCTCTATGTTAGCCGCCGCCTTTCTCTTTAGCGCCGGTTCTATTGATGTTGCAAACGTAGGGTTTTGATCCAGCTTATCTAGAAACTGTGTGGTAGCCTTTCCAGAGCCTTCGCCTGCCTGCCAAGCTGCCTCATAATCCTCATAGCCTGCTTGAACTTTTACTCTCGTTCCTTTTGATCCGACCAGCGCCTCAAGTTTGTCGCCTAGCTCACCCTTTAGCTCCTTACCTAATGTCCCGCCCGTGCGCGCTGCACCGACCTCAGAGTAAACATCATTAACAAAGTTCACGCCGGTTCCAGTGTCAACAGCAAAGAACCCATACTCGTCGGCCAGGCTACTAATGCCAAACATTAGTTCTGGCTCCGGAGATGCAGCCATTGGTAGATTAATGCTTGATCGCTCGCCCATTTGCGTTTGACTGTCAGGAATTGCTTTGTGATACGCCCCGGCGTTCTGTACGTCAATAAATGCCCGGCTTGACTCAGCAATGTCTAAAAGCCCAGCGTTAGAAGGAATGATCTCACCCCCGGCCTGCTGCACTAAAGGTCTTGCTACCTGCCCAGGGTTAATCTCTAAAATACCAGTCGCTTGCGGCGTATAAGCGCCAACCATTGTGTTTGTGGGCTGGGCAAGTAACCCACCTGATGAATACAAATCATCTAGGCCATTCGCAGTTACCCATGATGCTGCGTTCTCAAACGCTAGACGATCCTCAAAGGGCATATCTAATAAGCCCTCTAACTGCCCAGTATTAGCGCCAGGCGCTTGCTCATAGGTTGCGTTAACCGCGTACTTGTTAGCAAAGTCACCATAATGCTTTGCCGCATCAGCTTCTGTAATGTCTCCAGCACGAATCTTAGCGCCACTCCATGCAGCAGCCTGAGTGCTTAATGGCCCCCAATCGTCGTACCCTAGCGCTTTAGCAGTGTTTAATTGGTCCTGAATATCAAGCATGCTCTCGTCCATAAAAGCGTGTTGCTGTGGACTAAAGCCTGCGTCCCAGGGCTTTCCTTCAGGATACTTCGCGGTAGGAGGTAGCGTATAACCCATCGACCGGCCCTGCCATATGTCATGCACTGGCGTATCAGCCATTTCTGGATTCCAGGCAACGCTTAGATTATCAGCAAAAGGCTGTCGTTTTGCTCCAAGGTTCTCCCTGACGTTATCAAGCGCTTGCTCAATCAACGGTGATTGGTTATTAGGAAAACGGCCTGTCGCAACGGGTAACCCTGCGGCCCTTTGATTAATGCCTTTAATCGCAAAACCAAGGTTAGAATCAACCCCAGTTCCTTGTGACGTTATGCCAGTAATGTCTGCAACAGATTGCCGCATACCTTCTGGCGATACATCGTTAATAAATTCGCTTGAATCGTTGTACCAATTACGACCACCTGCGCCTAACTCAACATCAGATATATAATCCTGGTACATCTGATTTAGCTTTTCTGGCGTGTCTATACCTGCAGGCGCACCAACATATTGGCCCGTTGTCCCTACTCGCTCTTTAGATCGCCCAACGCCCTGGCGTACTTTACTCACTCGACCAGGTATCAACATCGCTGCAAGTAACCCACCGCCTTCTGCACGATTAACATTTCCCTCGCCTATCCGGTCTATTAATCCCGGCTTAATGCCCTGATACGCGTTCACCGCACTACCAATCATATCGGCAACCGATAAACCTTCATCTGGCATCAGCAGCCCACGGTTCTTATAATTGAGCGCAACGCCAACAGCATCACCAAACCTATCGCTCAGTGCTTTCGCGTTACCCGTCAATTCAGGCTGATAAAGCAAATCACTGTCAGACACCACGCCTGTAACAGCTTGTGTCCCGTACTTGGCAATATCGTTAATCAGGCTCTTAGGGATGTGCGGCACTAACTGCAACACACTTAAATCAGCAGCGTCACCAGGGTGTGAGCGCATCGCAGGCATCGGATCACTGCTAGGCTTTAATGCCTGGGCAATCACATCCAATATGCCTCCCATTCTTGCGCTCATACAATACCCTTTAA